ACGCACGGCGTGTTAGCTTGCAGCCAGCGCCGGTACGGCTCGATCTTTAGGATCCGCGTACAGAACCTGGCGCGGAAATTCGGCAGCATCTGCTCTTTGCGGATCACACCTTTAAGCCCAGTGCTGTGCATAACCGGCAGAATCTTCTTGCCGAGGCGATCGCCGAGCGATCGCCAGTGCTCGAACATCTCCGGCAGCTCGTCGCCGGTCGGCGTGCAGACGTAGGTGTAGTCGGTGTGCGGGTGCAGCTCCTTCAGCCGCAGCGCCATAGCGGTGGAATCCTTGCCGCCAGATAGTGCTATGACATGCTTCATATCGCCCCCGCTCGCCGCGCTAAGTCACGCAGCCAAATCCATTGCTTGTCGGATAAAAAAACCAGGTCGTAGATGTTGGCACGGTCCATCATGCCGGCCAGGAACTCCCGCGCCCGCTTATTGAGAGGACTACGTAAAATCAAATGCACCAACCGCTTGAGTTCATCCGCAGTTATTTCATGACCGACAGGCATCGGCACTGGGTTGCGTGGCGGCGGCTTTGGCGCCGCCGCCGCCGCAGGCTGGCCGATCGAGCCGACGATGTCATGCCAGTCCAGGCCGTGCTCGCGCAGCAGGTTGGTGATCATGCCGGACGCCGCCGCCCGCTCGCCGTCATTGTCGGAACCAAGCAGCAACAGCATCTTATCGAGCCGCGTGCGTACCCCCGGTGGCAGCGGCCGGACTTTGGTTGAGGCGACCATCACTTGCCCTCCCACTTCGAATAGTAGGACTGGATGTTCTCTTCCGACATCAGCGGCAGGCCGTCGGTCCAAGGAAAGCCCTTGCGCATGATGTAGCGTAACGAGTTCGCCACACCCGGCACATCCTCCTCAGCACACTCGATCAGCACCTCGTCATGGGAATGCAGCCTGACGTTCATGCCGGCCTGCTCGAGCCGCACCAGCGTGCCGCGCAGGATATCCGCGGCAGTCGCCTGCACGACGTTTTCACAAAGCGTGCCGTGCCAAATCTTGGCCCGGCTATGACCCTTCCAGAACCGCAGCTGGGTTGTTTCGCCGATGACGTTATCGTCGTCATCCAGCTCCTTGACCTTCTCGTACTTGATGCCGCGGTAAGCCAGGCAGCGGCCGGACGGCAACTGGCAGTACAGCGTGCCTTTGAGGATCTGCGGCAGGTAGATGTAGGCCAGCCGCCCGGCCGTCTGGACGATGCCGGGCTCATCCAACGCCCGGTTGGCGGCGCCCCACAGGCCGTTGCTGATGCCGTCGTCGGTGTGGGCGCCCCAGAACCTGACACACCAGCCGTTGGCCTCACGCCACGCCTGAACCAGGTCTCTGGCCTCACGCCGCGGCAGATAAAGCCCGTAATTTGCACCCATGGCAGCGAGCGCGCCGATGCCGCCGCCGAAGCCGAGCGCCAGCTCGGCGACCTTGCCGCGCTGCCGCAGCGCCTTGGTGACCTCGCCGAGTAGCTTGATGCCGGAGATTTCACCCGCCGTACGGGTGTAGAGGTCCGGCAGCTTGGGGTTGTCGTCGACCTCGCGAAAGATGTTCAACCGCCGCTGGGCGCCCTCGGACTGTGGACCGGCCAGCCAGGGCAATATTCGCGCTTCAATCTGTGCGAAGTCGCTGACCACGAACTGATTCGTTCCCTGGGGAACGAATGTGGGCCGAATCAGCAACGCCAATTTACGCACCACAGGCGTGTCGTCGCCGAGCCGCTCCAGCTCGTCATAGTCGGCGCCGTTGAGGATCGCCTCGATCGCTTCGTGCTCGTAGGTGAGGAACGACCGCGCCAGGTTCTGGATCTGCACGCCGCGGGAGGAGAACCGGCCGGTTTGCGGCGCACCATTGAAAACGTACTGGCCGAAAACCGCGCCATTCACCTCCTGAGCGAGAATCTTTGAATACTTGGCCGGTGTGGTCGACCCGCCATACAAACGGATCTGGAGGGCGCGCAGCGCCTTGTGGTGGCCGATCGCCTGACAGTATGGGATCAGCTTCTCGATCCGCGACCGGGTCAGGCTGTACTTGGCCGGGCGGATGATGGTGCCGTCGTCGGACTCCTCTTCCTCCCGCTTGGTCAGCATGTCGACGCCTTCGTCCGGCAGCTGATGCAGCAGCCATTGGGTCAGCTGCTTGACCTGGCCGACGGTGGCGACGGCGCCGCCGGTGATCTCGCGCAGCTCGTTGCCGGCGCGGGTCTTGGCAGTGCCGGCGAGCCGGTCGGCCCTCCTGGCGAACTTGATGTCGACGCCAATGCCGCGGTCATTGATGGCTTCAGCGGTCCAGTATTCTTCCCATTCGCGCAGCGGCAGCTGCCGGGTCCGCAGGAACAGACTGCGCATCGCCTCGATGTCGCCGATCGCGTAGGCGCAAAACGCCGCCCATTCCGCCGGGTGGCTCTGCGGCGTAGCTGTCGAATCCGGCATGCAGAACAACTTGATATAGATGCCACCGTCTTCGACCTTGGCAGTGGATCCGCTGGCCTTGCAGGCGCCGGCCAGGTCCGGCGGCAGGCCGGCCGCGGTGGCCTGCACCGAGGGGTCGATGCACATGTCGGGGAACAGCTGCGGCGCATCGCGCAACGCAAAATTCCATACGTTTCGGTCAAACCCGGCATTGAACGCGGCAAAGGTGCCGTGCGCCGGACTGGCCTCAACCCGATAATAGAACTCAGTAAAATCCAGCGGCAGGTGGTGCCAGGACAAGGCCCAGTCCGCCGCAAGCGGCGCCGTGATCAGCCGCACCGGCCCGTGGCCGATCGCGTAGGTCAGGATGATCGCCGCGGCATCATCATCGCAAACGTAGCGGGTGGCGCCGGCTTTCTGGAGATCCTCGCCCGACCTCGTTTCGAAGTCGAACCAGCAGATTTTATCGGAATCGAAGGTGCGCGGCGGCATGGCAGGGCATTCCCCGGGATGGAAGGGAAGAGGTGTCCACAAACCGGGGGGTGGTTTTCAGCCACCCCCCGTTGCAACGATTAAGCCGCTGGCGGACGGCGCCGCTGCGCCGGCCGAGGCGCAGCCTCGGCAGTAGGGGCATCCTCAACCAGCGCCGGCTTGGTGCGGGGCTTGGCCGCGGCCGCCGCGGGCGCCGGCTTCGGCGCATCGGGCTCGGCCGGAGCCTCGGCCCCGCCTTCCGACTTCAGGTTGCCCTGCATGTCGGCCCAGTCGACCACCTCGAACACCGGGTTCCAGATCCAGCCATAGTCGGAGTGCTTGTATTTCTCCGACTTGAATTGGATCACCGGACAGGGGAATTTACGGTCGGTCCTGAGCTGGGCCTTGACCGCATCCTCGAGCTTTTTAAAGCCCTTCATGGTGCCAACGGATCCGTTCTTGAACTGGACCTCGGCACCCTCATCCTCGCCGTTCAAGCACACCGCTTCAAAGCTGCGCTGCTCCTGGAACGGGAAGCCCTCGATCGGGCCGGGCTTCTGCGGCTTGGGCTCGTACATCGGCACCATCACCTCGCCGAGCCGCTCATTCTTGCGGCTGCCTTGGTAATTGGACCAGCAGATGAAGCCGTGGCAGATCGATACGACATTGATCCACCACTTGGAGCCGACCTGCATCGGCTCGTCGGCCTGGCCGATATTCCAGGTGCCGTCGTTCTTGGAGAGCTTGATCAGATCCTTGCCGCCGCCGGCTACCAGGGTGGTGGCCTGGCTGTCTTCAATGCCAGCTAGCAGCCGGTCGGCGAGGTCGTCCGGCAGCGACAGGGCTGTCGAACCAAGGTTACGTTTTGCAATCTCATTCATTTTCGCGTGTCCTTTCGGGTTCAGTTCTAGTGACCGGCGCAAACATCCAAAACCGGCCAGGTATTGTGTCACGGATTTTGTTCGTGACGCAATTGCTTGAGCGCCGCGGCGAACTCGAGGGTCGCCTTGGCGCGATCGATCGCCGGCGCCGGATCGCTCTCCGGTGCGATCACGGTCTCGTCGGTCTCGGGTGCGGCGCGCAATGTGTCGGGAATCTTGACGCCGAGCCGCTTGGCAACCCGGTCGACGTGGCCGAAGGTTTGCAGCTTGTCCTGCCAGATATCTTCTTCCTCAAAACCTAATCGTTTCAAGTTGAAGGCGACGGTGTCGCTATCGATCCACTGGCGTAATTTGGTCTTCTGCTTCAGCTTCCAACCCGGCACAGTGCCGCCGTTCGACAAATAGCTGTGGATTGCTTCATCCACCTGCTTTTTATATTCGGCGGCCAGATCGGCCAGGTACTTGGCCTTAGCCAGAAACTCACCGTAAGCGGCCGCGTTACCGTCGTCGACTACGGAAGCAGTCAACTGCGCCGGCATGATTTCCATGTTGACCAGATCAAACAGCGGCTTGGTGTGCTCGGGGCAACACGGCCGGGCCGGACACCAACGGCAGTGCTCGCCGGCGTGCAGCTTGGGGTTTTTACCGAGCGCGGCGATGATCGCTAAGTCCATATCTTCAATGAACATATCGATCTCGGTACGGGTGATGACGGTATGCGTCAGGCGCTCGGTGGTGCGCGGCTGGATCACTGCCACAGCGTACCGCTTCTTATTGAACATGGAGGGCAGCTCCTCCATGGCGCCAGCGAAATAGAACAACAATTGCGGATTCACCCGCTCGCCGTGCTCGTCCTTGTAAACCGCCTTGACCGGCACGCCGGCGCCGAATTTCCAGTCGACCATCAGCACGAATTTCTTGCTCGCCAGTAACAGGTCGGCGGTGCCGAAAGCGCCCGGCACGCCCGGGAATTTCACCCGCAACTCATTGGCGGCAACATGGAATCCGCCACCGTATTCGTTCATCAATTCATACAAGGACTCGATCGCCGGAAAGATCGAATCATCGAGGTGGTGCTGCTCGAGCACACGATCGTAGAAGGTACTATCGAGCATGTGCTCGGCATCTTCGAACATATGCTCAATGCTCGGAAAGCCGTCGGCATATAGCGTCATCAAACCATCCATGACCGCATGCATGGCGCTGCCGTAGTCGGCATATTCGCTCGGCATCTCGGCCTGGTCGGGGATCCGCTGCAGCAGCTGAAAGCTGCCGGGGCAATTCAATAAACGGTCAGCGGTCGAGCCGCCGACAATATTGGAGTGAAGAGACATGTTATCCTCTGTTCTGTTTGCTGCAGACAACAGGGCATAGATCGCGATGGCTGTCAAATTATCTGTGAGAGAGAATAAAATCGAACGCGAACTGCGCGAGCGGGTCGAGGCCGCTGGTGGCGAATGCGTTAAAGTTACTGTGCTGGGGCGGCGCGGGTTCTTCGATCGGCTGGTGACCCTGCCCGGCGGCCGCGTGGTATTCGTCGAAGTGAAGCGGCCTAGGGGCGGCCGCACGGCGGCACACCAGATGTTGTGGCATGAGCGATTTAACGAGCTAGGGGTAGCGATTGCGATCGTGAAGAACTCAGCGGATATTGACGTGTTGCTGAAATGAAATAGCCGGCAGGGGGCGAAACCCTGCCGGCTTAAGTGCAGTCCCACCCATCCCTAGGTGACCAGTGCAACCCCAGAGGAGCTAAACCAGTGAGCAATCAATACCATCCCGGCCAGACGGCGCAAGCGATACCGCTGCAGCCGAAGCCAGCGCATGAATACCGCAAGATATGGCGCAAAATCCGCGACAACGGCTATGATGTGATCCCACTGCGCGGCCGCGACGGGCCATTCCGCGGCTGGCCTAGCCAACCCAATGACGACGCCGCGATCGAGCGGTGGAGCGGCAAAACCGCCGGCATACGCATGTTTGGGTCGAGTTGTTTCATCATCGACCTCGACGTGCGTGATTTGGATGTGCGGCAGGCGCTGATGCGCTGTCTGGCACAACGCTGGCCGGACTTCATGGCGCAGTGCCTGCGGCGGACCTCCGGCAGCACAACACTGGCGCTGATCGGCCAGTGCGCTACCGCCCGCAAGCGGCGCTGGACAGCACGGTTTAAATCCAAGGAAGAGAAACCGCACCTGGTCGAGTACTTCACCGGCAACGACAAACGGTATGTCGCGGTACATGGCTATCACTCACCAGGTCGTATCTACGGCTACCAGGGACGCTCAATCCTCGAAGCGCCGCTGGAATCATTGCCATGGTTTCCCGAGATCGACATCCCTTCGATGATTGGCGAGTGCGAGCAGGTGATGGTCGACCTCGGGCTCGAGCAGATTAAAACCGAGCACGCGCATCTGCCCGGCGATCGGGTGTATGATCTCAAACCAGATGACGTGATGGTGCTGTCAGATGGCGAACATATCAAATTGTCCGAGCTGGAGAAGCGCGCCGGTGTGACGCGGATCAAAGGCTACGCCAACATCTGGGATAAGGCATCCAAGACCCGCGATCGGGTGCTGGTCAATCACTCCGGCGGCGCCGGGCTCACACTGTGGGATACCAAGACCGGCGTGTCACATCGTTGGGAATCGCTGTCGCCGGCAGAGGATCGCGAACTGCAGCAGCAACTGTTCGAAGTGGCGCAGGACTTCAAGCAATCCTGGGAGGGGTGATCATGGTGACGTTTGCCAAGCCGATGCCGGCCAAGCCGAAAGAGACCGACCCGATCAAGGACAAGATCGAGTGGCTGGTGCGGACGCACGGCTTTGATTCCCGGGCCGATCGGGTGATCATGCTGTACGAGCCGAGCGCCTACTGCAGCATGGGCCTCAAAGCGTTCGAGACCGAGTACGCCTCCTGGTTTGAGCTGCAGCCGCAGCAGAGTGGCAAGCCGAAGAAGATCTCGGCGACTACGGCCTGGCAGATGCATCCGCGGCGCGAGAGCATCGCCGGCGTGCGGATGCGGCCGGACAAGAACTTCCCGACCTACATAGAAGACGGCGAAGTGTTCAAGAATATCTACCGCAGGCCGGTCCATGTCGACGACGGCACTGGCGATATCGCGCCGTTCGAGGACTTCATGCATCGGTTCCTGCCTGATGCTGTACAGCGCGACTGGCAGCTGGACTGGCTGGCACATAAGTGGCTGCACCCGGAGATCCCCGGCACCTCGCCGTGGCATGTGGCCAATGACACCTTCGGCGTCGGCCGCGGCATGTTTGGCAAGATATGCGCCAAGCTACTGGGCGAGACCTACTGCAAGTTCGAGGACTTCAGCATCATCACCGGCACCTCGTCGCAGGCGGTGTATACGGACTGGCAGGCATACAGCGTGCTGACCATTGTCGACGAGGCGCACACCTCGCCGACCGCCTATCGATCCGGCGAAAAGCGCAGTGTGTACACGGCGCTGAAGAACTGTATCGACCCGGCGCCGCGGCGGCGCACGTTCAAAGTCAAACGCCTGCAAGCGTTCGACGCGATGTCGTTCAACTCGCTGATGGTATTCACCAACCACATCAATGCCGCGGCCATTCCCGCTAACGATCGGCGGATCTCGGTGCTGCGCAACGGCCGGCCGATGACCAAGGAGGAAGCCGACAAGCTTGATGCGTGGATGAACAAGCCGGCCAACATCGCTGCGCTGGCTACCTACCTGGAGCAGACTAGCGACCTCTCCCAGTTCGATATGTTCCGGCCACTACATACCGAGGAAAAGGACGAGATGGCCGACCTCGCCCTCAACGATGTCGAGCACCTGCTGACCGACTACGCCGAGGATGACGAGCGAGGGTTGGTGTTCACCAAGCCGGCGCTCGAGCGGGAGATCGACACGCACGTCAATGGCGACGGCGAGCGGATCGGCCGGCGCGACACAACCTGGCAGGGGCAGCTGGCCGGCGCCTTCGCCACGTTTTGTACGCCAGTGAAACTATCGAGCGGCAGGGGTAAAGCGAAGATCCTGATCAGCAAGCGGCGCTACACCCTGTACTGCTTCCGCAGCCGGGCGGCCGCGGCCGATGCGTTGAACGAGACCGGGCGGCGTGAGCATGCAGCCAAATGGGGTCCAATCGACGACATCCAGACGGTGCTGCGGGCAGTCAAAAACGATACCGAATAGTGTGGACCCCTAAAATGAATTTCAGGGTCCATAGGGGTGGCACAACGGGTGAAATGTGGCAAAACACTATGAAAATGATCCTATGGACCCTAAAGTAGGGGTCCATAGTAGCCTTCCGGGCCATAGTCCGGGCCATAAGTAAACGATTGATTTCATACGCATAACGCCCAAGTGTGGACCTTATGGACCCTATATTTAAAAGGATTCATATAAAACATCTTTTTATATATCTGTTGTTACCCCCCCAACTAGGGTCCATAGGGTCCATAGCCTCCGGCCGGCTAACCCCCTTCCGTGCGGCAGAGTGCAATCAAGACTATGACCGCGACCGCAGACAGGGCAGCCTCGATGCCGCCGGCGTTCTCATAATTGACTACGCCGAGGATGATACCGAGCAGGCTCATGGCTGGTGCTCCGGCGGGATCCCGTGCCGCTCGTACATGTCCATCAGGCGGGCGATCACGGGTGGCACTGCAGCCTGGCCGCTGGCCATCCGATAGATGGTCGACCGGCCAATGCCCAATAGTTGGTTGGCGGTGTTGACGTTGTGGCCGAGCGCGGCAATCCCAGCCAGGAACCTATCCTTGGACATGGCGGGCTTAGCCCGCCGGCCGATTTTACCCCCTGGCCTGCTGGCGGATTTTTCCGCCAGCGGTTTCGGCTGCGGCCTTTGCTCATGCCGGCCGGATAATAGGCGGTGGATTTTGCTGGCCTCGTCCGCAGTGGCGTCGGTTTTTCTAATTTCACGGTCCACTGCCAATTTACAATATTTAGCCATCACCATACTCCGAGCCGTTCGAGGGCTTCGCGATCGCGCTGGGCGAGCACCTGGTACTCGCGCGGCAGGGTTTCGAAGTGGGCGCGCACCTCCTCGAGTATGGCGCGCTGCTCTGCGGTCATGAACAACACGGCGCCGATCGATACTTGATACGGGTTGCATACCAGCATGGCACCCTGCCAGGCCGCGGCTGCGAGCGTGTGCGATTTGGGGCAACGGGCTAGCAGCTGGCCGCGGTGACGCCCGCGGGAAGCGTAGGCGCCCGCGAGGGCGCCCTTGGCTGTGTCTGACAGGCTCATGATCGGTATACCTCGAACCGGGTGGCCCAATTGAGGGTGGCCATGAACCGCGGTGCTTCAGCTAATGCTGCGGATTGCGTTGCGAAAAAATCAGGGTGACAGTCCGCCGGCACATCATCGGCGTTGAAGTAGCGAATCATCCAGGGTTGCTCGCCTTCGATTAGGCGCCGCGTGTGCTCGTCCATATCGTCGGCTGGCATGGTGACCAGCTCGACGTCGAGGCTATCGGCCAGGGCCTGGTCCAGGGTGTATTTTGCCGCGGCGGGGTCATTGTCGCCCCACATCAGGAAGTCGCAGCCTTGGGTGGCCTTGTCGCGGACTATGTAGCGAATGGCCGGCGGTTGTTTTAGTTTCATGTTAGTTGCCTTTCAGGGCTTCAAGACGTGCGGTTTCCCATGCGGCTTGCATGGCCGGCGTGGCGAATGGATTATCGGTTGCGGGGTAGCCTACTGCGGCCGCGCGTTTACCTAGTTCGCGTGCCGCGGCAAAGCGGTCGACCTCAGTTAGCATTACGCTGCCTGTGGTTTCCTTACGTATCGCTACCACTTCCTGCGGCGTGCGATTGGCCGGCGCCTTGGCCATGGCGTTCGCAATAAACACTTTCCAAGCTTTGGTGCCTGGCCGTGGGGTGCGTTTCATATTCTGTCCTTTCATGTTTTCGGAAAAAATCGCCAGTTACTTGGCCATGGGCTCGAGCACACAGCCCGGGTATTGTTTGGCTAGCTTTTTCTGCAGCTGTGGCCATGAGGTTTTGAACACCGCATAGGGTAACGGCAGGTAGCCTTCCGCCGGCATTGTCCATGGGTTTCCGGGTTCGAACGATGCTGCCCAATGCGGGAAAGCTTGTGCGATTTTGATTGTGCGCATTTAACCCTCCGATTCCAGGTGATTACGGATTAGAAAATCGTGCGCGGCCGCGGCCGCGGTGGCACCATGTCCGGCATGGGCAAAGCCCTTTGCCTCAATAAACCACTGCACGCGGCCGTGGTTTAATTCACGGCTGGATGTAATATTGGCCGCAATGCGCACTTCTAGCGCGTCGATAGGTGTTGGCGTTTTCATGTTCGATCCTTTTCTGTTTTCGGCATGATGGCCGCTCATGCCGCGCGGATTAGTCCGCGCGGCATGCACTGCAATCAATGCTTATGGTAGGAAACGTTAGGGATATCCTGTGACCAGCATGCACGGCATGCGCCGCAATTGTTATCCTGCTCGGGCGCCGGGCATACGTGACCGCGCGCGGTTTCGTGCTGATGCACTGTGGATGTAATCGGCCACGCCTTTGTTGCGGCGCCATCCACCATTGTTGCACTAACGCGAATTGTCAGATTCGCCGGAACCTTGCCGCCGTTTTTGATGAAACGGGACAGGATTCCAATTTCGCGCGTGGGAAGCCAGTGTGACAATTCTGGAGTCTGTGCTGCTACTTCACAAATGCGGGCCAGATGAGTCTCTGATTGCAAGTCGCCACTATCATGCCAGCGATGATGGGCCGACAACGGCAAACCTACTTTGCGTGGCTTGTGTGCAGCCTTTAGCAGCACCACCATTGCGTTAACCCATTGCTCATGAGCAATGCCGGCGATACGCTTTTCGTGCGCCATCTTTACGCTTGGATAGATGTAATTGCCTTTAAGCGCATAGCATCCATGGCATGTTGAACCCTCAACTAGATTCAATTTGGCGCCGGTGATGCAAGCTTTGGCGCTGATGCCATAGCTTGTGCCGGGCATTTTTGATGGGTAGCCTAATGGTCCGGCGATCGCGATCGCGTCTTTAATCAGCATGTTGGCGTTTCCTGTTAGGTTCGTTTCAGTGATTAGCAACATATCCCGATCGGGACATAATGCAAGAGCAAAACACAAATAATTTGAAAAATAATTTAAAGCGCAAGCCGCAATGGGGAAACGCGGCTTGGAAAGCAGCAATGCGCAAGCACGCGATACAGCCCAATTATGCGAATCGCATGCGGTGTGTGGCGATCGCGCGCCATAGCGGGCGCCCGTGTGGCCAGCTAGCAATGCGTGGCGTTCCATGTTGTCGCTGGCATGGTGGGAATATGATGCAAGCGCAAAGGCGCAATTGGGAAGCAAAGCGCAATGCCAATGAAACCGCGGTTAATCGAGCAAGCCAACAAGCCAAGCGACGATTCAAACAATCAAGCCACTCTAAGGACAATAGTCCGCGAAGCTCTGCTAAGCGTGCTTAAAGATGAATCAGCTAGCGCGGCCGCGAAAGCATCAGCTGGCCGCACGTTGCTACAATTCTTTACTGATGACAGCGGCCAATCGCGGCGCCGCGGCGCTGACATGACCGCAGCCGAGCTCGACGCGGCGCTAGCGCAATTGGGCGAATAGCATCCCAACTGCATCCCAATGGTGCTGGCGGAAAAACCGAAAGCTAATAAAATCAATACGTTAGCTGGCCGATAGCATCTGATACACAGATAGATGGTAGGCCGCGCGCCGCGCGCGCCGCGGTCAATCAAGCGGCGAAAGCGTAGTAATACCAATGACCTACTGCTAACCGCCCCCCGGCGGGGCCGAGTCGCTCGGGCGCCGGCAGCCGCAATGCTGCGTGGCAAATTTTTTGTTAGTTGGGGCTGCTACGGAGCCGGATTATCTAGCGCCTTCACGAACTCGAGCACCCATCTTTCGTCCGGCCACACGCCAGTGATGCCCGACGCCACACCGGCCGCGCGCAACATCTCCTGCATGCGATCGGTCGCGGCCGGCAGCGGCTCGGCCGGCGCCTCTTGCACCAGCTCGAGCGGCCTCGTTGCAACCGTGGTGGTGTCGAGCGCGACCGTCGGATCGAAGTCGCCGCGGGTGCGGTGCGGCTGTTCGAAATCGCCAGCGCGGTTCTTCCAGAATTTCGACGGTCTGCGATCGATCGGCGCATCGGGGATCCGCATGTGCGTGACCGACATGTCTGACACATGCTCATCGCCAGTGATCCTGATGTTGAATTTACCCCGCCGCAGATAGACCCGCCCGGCCTCGGTCATGTTGAGCTGGCCCCAATCCTCGCAGGCATAGCCGGCCTCGATCAATTCGCGGGCGATCGAGTGCAGCGTGTTGTAGTGCGCGCCGTGTTCCAGGCCGGATAACGCAGCGAGTGCTTCAGCTGAGATCATGTTGCTTCCCCTTTTCCGGTTCAATGCGATAAACTGCAGCCTGTCCGCAACGGAAAACGCGCCATGCCAGCGATCGTGCGGCCGCAGCAGAAGATTTTATTCTCCGACCGCCCGCGCGGCCAGATCCAGGCCGACCTGCTCGACGCGCAGATCCACAATCTAGTCGAAGCAATCCAGTCCACCCAGCAAGCACTTGCGGATATTCGCCGCGACGACGGCAAACTGGTCAATAACAGCGTCGGCCAGGAGCAACTGACGCCGGAATGGAAGCTCGATCGCGCCGAAATCGACGAAACCGAGCGCCGCATTGCCGCTGCAGCGGAAAAAGCCGCCGACGCCATCCAGATTGTCATCAAAAGCGGTCGCGAGACCGATTTGCGCGCCACCGATGCTGAAGCGGCGGCCGTCAGCGCGGCGCAAATGCTCAGCGCGATCAGTCACGGCAACGTCAACGCGCTGGATTCCGCCTCTGACGCGGAAAATTCCGCCGATCGGGCCGAATCCGCGGCGATTGCCTCGGAAAATTCGGCAAATTACTCACATGCGCAGTCCGACAACGCCATTGCCGCCAAAGATGAGGCGCTTCAATGGGCAGAGTATCTAGCCGGACCTGTTGTCGATAACAGCCACGCGCTGGATTTCATAAATGCCTCGGCATTTCCGCAAGGACTGTTCTACCAGCCGGTTTCCGGCATGGGTGGCGTCGGTGGTTTGTGGTCGGCCAAGTGGTGGGCCATTTATTGCCAGCAATTGGTCGGCAATATCGGTTTTTACTACCTCGGGCCGTGGTCGGTGCCGCCGGTTCCTGGCGAAACCAACCCCAACACCGGCGAAACCGTGCCGGATCCGTTAGCGGTCGGCAGTTTCTACTACGACACCGCAAAAAACTCGATCATGATCTGGAACGGCACCTCCTGGCAGGAGCCCGGCATCACCGTCGCGCCAGGTTTCCGTGCGCGTTACGTCTACGTCGCGACCGCCGGCCAGGTCACCTTCTCCGGCATGGATAGCAGCGGTCGCGCGCCGCTTTTTACCAATGAGGGGCATGACGTTTACTTGAACGGCGTGCGGCTGGTGCCGACCGTCGACTACACCACCAACCCGACGGCCGATAGCATGACCATGGTCGAGGCGCCTGGCGCCGGCGCCGTGGTGCAGTGGGATTTGATGATCCCGCCCGACCAAATCAATTCCGCCAAGGTCGACGCCTTCAAAGTGCAGCCGCTCACACCAGATGGCACCACCAAGATCTTCACTCTGAGCTACATCGATCCGACCGTCGGCCCGCCGGCGGTCGCGACCACGATCGGCAACAGCGCGCAGCTGATCGTCAGTCTGGATGGTGTTGTGCAGGAGCCCGGCGTTGATTTCACCGGCATTGACGCGACCCTGGCGATGACCGTGGCGCCGCCGGCCGATTCCAGGTTCTGGGCAGTCTGGTTCCGGCCGCATATTCCTGTGGTGCTACCGCCATGAGCCAAAATCTGCGAGTTGCGCTTTGGGTACCCAACGTCGACCCGGCGGCGATCGGCAATGCCATTCAGACTACCGCGGCGCCGACCGCCAACAAGCGCATCGCTTCGCAGTTCGCCGCCAGCAGTGCCGGCGGAATAGCCGAGGCGCCGCTCGACGGTGAAGCGTATGTTCGCACTAACGGGATATGGGATAAGCTCGACGGCGGCACATTCTGAAAGGGATACCCAATGACGATCCATCACATCGGCGAGCACCAGGTTCTGACCGTGTCCGGTCCCGGCAAGGTCGACATCACCGGCGGCGCCGCCGACAATATCGTTTTCAGCGAGGCGAAGCCGCCGACCATTGAGCTGCTCGAGCCGGACACCGCGGTTTGCGGCGAGGGTGACCTGGAGCTGGTCGTCAGCGGCGAGAATTTCACCGAAGTGACCAAGATCGTCTTCAACGGCCACGACGAGCCGACCAAGTTTAGGAGTTCCACCGAAATCACCACCGGCGTCAAACCGAGCATATTCGCGGTCGCCGCCACCTGTCCGGTCGGCGTTCGCACCGGCAGCATGAAGAGCAACACGCTGGATTTTACTTTCACCGAGAGCGCGGCGCGCAGTCGCAAACGTTAGACTGACTTTTACCAGGCTCTGACTTGAGGAGGGAGCCATGAATGAAGCAGTACCGCCATAGGCGCAGCGCCAATCCGTCCAATCCGTTTCCGATGCTCGAGCCGGGCGAGCTTTCGGTCAACACTGCCAATCGCCAGCTTGCCGCCGGCGATGCCAACGCCGGCAGCGTTGGCCTGCCCCTGCCATTGATCGCCGTGCGCTACTTTGATGCCCGCGGCATCTACGCGGCCGGCGACCATGTGGTCTATTCCGGCACCATCTACAAATGCACCGCGGCGCACGGCCCGGCCGGGTTCAACCCGGCGAACTTCACGGCAGCCGGCGCCGGCGTCTATCTGCCGCTGACCGGCGGCACGCTGACCGGGCCGCTGTACATCGCTAGCGAAAGCTATATTCCGTTCGATGTAAACAACATCACTGGAATGGAGCTTTACGTTTATGGCCCAGGAGGAGTGTTTGAATTAGACCGCTACGACAACGCTCCAAATGCCAGTGCAAACTTCATCCTTAACCGTGCGCGTGGCACACTCGACGGCGGTTCAGTTCCGCTTCAGCTCAATGATTGGATCGGCTGGCTTGGGTTTGGCGGCGAAGCTTCGCCAGTGGTGGATGGTGTCTACGATTGGCCGCAGAGTGCTGGCGTTGGCGCCATAGTCGATAGTGCGCCAAGTGCCAATTCGCTACCTACTGCGTTGTCATTCTACACAGGGGCATCTGCCGGCGGCATCGAGCGACTGCGCATCGCCAGTAGCGGCAAGGTTAAGCTCACCAATCCGGTCGCGATCGTTGACGCCGACCAGGTGCCGACCAAAGCCTACGTCGACACCAAGGCGCCCAAGGCGACAGTTTCGACCTCGCCGCCGAGCGGCGGCGCCGATGGCGATGTTTGGTATCAAGTTGCCCCGTAACTAGGAGACTGCAAATGGCCACCTTCATCGAGCCGGACTGTTTGAGTGAGGATATTGCCAACAAAGTGCATGATTTCAACAGCGACCAGTTCCGGCTGCTGTTGACCAATACCGCGCCATCGCTCACCGGGTCGTTTCTGCTGTCGAACGTGTCGCCGACGCAGATTGCCGGCGGCAACGGCTACACCCAGGCCGCCGACGGCGTTGGCATGGCGACGACGATGTCGTTTACCCGCTCCGGTCAGGTCACCACCGTGTCGCACACCGGCGCCGGTCCGGCCGGCTCGGTGCAGTGGGTCGCGACCGGCGCCATTCCGACGTTCCAATATGCGATTTGGTGGAACGACACGCCGACCACGCCGCTCAATCCGGTGATCGGCTGGATTAATCACGGCTCCGGCATCACCATGGCGATCACCGACACTTATACGATCCCGCAAGGGGCGTTATTCACCATCAACTGACATGGTCGACTACGTCACCGATCTGAAGCAGCGGCCGTTCATCCTGGCGGGTCACACCGTCAGCATGCTCCAGCTGCAGGTGCTTGGCTGCATCAAGGACAACATCAAGATCGGCGTTACCGGCGCCGAAGTGCGGACCAACGGCTCGCTGGTGGTCAACTTCACGCCGGATCAGGCGCAGGCGCTGGCTAAAGAGCTGCTGAACCTGGCCCGGAAGGGGCGGTTTCGCCCGCCATGACCTGGGTCCGCAACGGCGAGTGCTGCCAGTGCGGCGACTGCTGCCGCGGCAGAGATCCGTTCGACGGCGAGCTGGGGCCGCCGCCGGTGCAAGGCTACTGCGCGCTCTATCGCACGATCGAGGGGCATGGTCACTGCAATGGACACGATGGGCATCCGTACTACCGCGGCGGCTGCAACGTGTGGCCGACTAGCCCTGAGCATGTTCAGGAGTATTCACGCTGCACCTACACCTTCGTGTGGGTGAGCGATGGCAACTAAGACCTTCTACTTCAAGAACGCGGCGCCGAGTGGCTCATCGACATCACTGAGCCTGCAAGACGGCGGCACAGCTCCGGCGACCGGCATCACCACCACCGGCTGGACCGTGGCCAAGCTGGCCGCCACCAACATGTCGTTGATGATTGCCGGGTCCAAGCGTGCATCAAACACGTTTGCTGCTGGCGATGCGCTGACTTCGTTTTCGGCAAATGGTTGCTTCCGTAGTGAATCGCCGCTTACCGGCGTATTTGCCAATACCAATTGGACATTCACGTTTCGCATGCGCGCGGTGTCTGCCGCCTCGTCGCAGACCGGGCAGATGCGGGTCAGACTTTACAGGTCTGCGTCTGCTGACGGTTCGACCGGAATAGCTGGCATTATGGGTTCGTCGGTGGCCGGCACCACCACCGCCGCGCTGACTACCACGGCGTCCGGCGTGTCGACCGTGACGTGGACGCCCGGCGCCACCGTCACGCTCACCAACGAATACCTGTGGGTGATGTGCGAGTGGAGCATCATTGGCACATCCGGCAGCAACAACGCCGATGCGGTGTTTTACATCGAGAGCGCCGGCGCGATCGTCACGCCCAACTTCGTTCCGTTCGTCGCTTATACCGACACCATCACGCCGAGCAGCGTGCCGATCGCCGGCGCAACGATCACACCGTTGCATGAAACACATGCATATACCGATACGATCACGCCAGGCAGCGTGCCGATCACCGGATCGAGCATCACGCCAGTTTATGGCGGGTCGTTAACCGAAACGACGATCTACTCAGTCGCGTCCACCAGCGATAGTGCCGGCTGGGGCGGTTACGCCATGCGCTCTGTGGTGCCTGTCACCAGCATGGCGGATGCCACGCATCTTGTTGTCGTCACCGACCTCGGTTCGCCATCCGATCTGCGCCTGACCACCGGCCAGGGAACCATCAGCGGTCCCGGCAGTGGGGCGCTGGTGGCCTACACCGGGCCGCCAGTTTCTCAGTACAATCATGCACACGAGGGCAGCGCCAAGATCGATGGCTACAGTGCCTTCGTCAACGAGATCCAGATCAGAGGCTCTGGTGCCACACGCGAGGTTCGCGTTCGCCTGGAAGCGCCGTCGGCTTCGTCCGTCATCATAACCACCGCCTCTGTCGGCATCTGGAACGGCACCAACGATCCTAATTCGCCATACCTTGGCAGCACGACATTCACGCCGGTCCAATTAAAGTGGAGTGGCGTTGCCAACATCACGCTGAGCAACGGTGCCGTCGCCTACAGCGACTGGGTTGTCTTGCCCGACAACATCAAGGCTGTTTATGGCGCGTACACTATGTCCAGCATCAACGCTGGCTGGCAGAACTACACGTTCGTCACCACGCATCTCGCCGCCAATCTGCGCGCCGGCACCGGCTCGGAGGTGCGTGTCGGACTGTACTTCCATCCCACGACAGCCGCTGGACAGACGGCTGTCTGCTACATCAATCAGGCGGCGGCATCCGGCGATGCCTATGATTTCAAGGCTGGCACGCCAGCTCGTCTCATGTTTGGCGGCAGCGACACGCTGACGTTCGATGGCGTTACCGGCTATGTGCTGTCCGACTGGGTGCCGTTGCCGGATGACTGGGACAACACCAAGAACTACGCTGTTTCGGCTCAATTTCCTCCCGGCGGCACGGTCGACATCCACTACGGCGCTGCACCGGCCTTGGGCGGCTCGCTTTACTACAAGAACGGTGTGGCCGAGGCGGCACTGGTCGACAAGACCGGCTACGCGCCGTTCTTCGCCAACGTCCCGTCGTTTGTCGAGATCATCGAAGTCCGGTCGGCGGCACCAGCCGCCGGTATCAATTATACCGACACGATCACTGCTAGTGCGCTGCCGATCGTCGGCGCAACGATCACTCCGGTCTATGTCGCCGGTCCTATCAATTACACCGACACTATCACTACCAGCACGCTGCCGATCGTCGGCGCAACGATCAATCCGGTCTATGCCGGCGCTGCTACCAGTATTGCCAATGCGTGGAACGTCAACGACAAGACCGCAGGCGTAACGCTGTCAAATGCCGACAAGACGGCAACACTGACCGCTGGCGATGGTGTCCGATCTACGACGCTGCATGATGTTGCCGACGACGAGAAATATTACGGCGAGTTTCTGTGTGTCCAGGCCAGTGGTGTCATGGCTGGTGTTTCCAGGGGGCCGCCGCCCGCATTGATTGCGAATGATTATGGCTTCGCTATTTCTCTCTACCAGAACGGCACAATCTACGCCTTTGGCGGCGCGACCGGACTTGGCACAGCTGCAATTGTCGATGGAGACACGGTCTGCGTTGCCACCGACACACTCAACAACAAAGTATGGCTGCGGCTTAATAACGGTTACTGGAACGGCGTTTCGACCGACGATCCGGCAACCAACAGCGGCGGTATCACTTCCAGCGGCTACAGTATTCAGGCCCTACAGGCAAACAGTTTTATCGGTCCTACAGAAGTAACAATCCGCACTGAGCTTGCCGCGTTAGTTTTCCCTGTTCCATCCGGTTTCAAGTCATGGATGGGTGAGGGCGCTACCACCGGCATCAATTACACTGATACGATCACCGCGGCCGCCGTGCCGGTTGCCGGCGCAGCTGTCGCCGATGTTTACGCCCGCAGCGATACGATTGCGCCCAGCAGCGTGCCGATCGTCGGCGCCGCGGCTGCTGATGTCTACGCCCGCAGCGACACGCTCACGCCGAGTGCGGTACCGATCACTGGGCAGACCGTCACGCCGGCGTTCAGTAAGAAATACACCGACACGATCGCGCCAAGCGCAGTGCCGATCGTCGGCTCGACCGTCACGCCGGTCTTCAGCAAGAAATACACCGACACGCTGACGGCTGGCGCGTTGCCGATCGGCGGCCTCACTATCACGCCGATCTTCTCGGCCGGCGGCATTAACTACACCGAGATAATCAGTCCGGCTGCCGTGCCACTGGTTGGGCTGGCGCTGACTGATGTGTTTGCCCGCAAGGAAATCCTGACGGCCGGTGTGGTGCCGATCGCCGGCCAGCCGATCACGCCGGTTTTTGCCGTCGGCGTGCCGGTCGGCAAGACCTGGGTGAAGACCGGCGGCGTGTGGAAGGAAACCACGACCTACGTTAAGGTCGGCGGCACCTGGACGCTGCCGATCGCCAGTTTCGTCAAGGATGGCGGCGTCTGGAAGCGGATCTAGGGGGATGCGATGACTTCACACTACCGCCACCGCCGCGACAGCGATCCGACCGTGGTGTTCCCGCATCCGATCGAGAAGGGCGAAATCATCGTCAATACGTCGACCCGGCAGATCGCGGTTGGCGACCCCGAGGGGCTGCCGCTGGCCTTGATCGCGGTGCGCTACTTCGACCCGAAAGCGCAGTATTTGCTCAATGACTTTGTCGTCTACCAGGACGCTCTTTATGTTGCGCTCAATGTCGTCCAGCCGGGCTCGTTCAATCCGACGCAGTGGCGCATGGCCACGCAGGCGCCGGGCAGTGGCTACCTGCTCCTGACCGGCGGCACTCTGAGTGGGCCGCTTACCCTGGCCGGACCGCCGACCACCAACCTGGAAGCCGCTACCAAGAAATACGTCGACGATTCCGCGCCGCCGCCGCCGGCCGCCAACCTGGTGCCGTCGGTACCGACTGGCGATATCGCTGCCACCAACGTGCAGGCGGCGATCGCCGAGCTGGAAGCCGAGAAGGTCGCCAAGGCCGGTTCGACTATGACTGGGCATTTATCGTTGCCGACGTCGCCGGCCGCGGCCAATGCCGTGCGCAAGGACTACGTCGACGCAGCTGACGCCGCTGTCGCCACGACCGCCGCCGGCAAGGTTAGCAAGACCGGCGATACCATGATTGGCGATTTGAAGGTCGCTGCCGACTTTTACGCCTACCGCAGCGCAAATGTCGGCTACGCCTTCCTCGGCAGCAACCAGGCCCATTATGTCGGCTTTGATGGCACCAACTATCAGATGCCGAACGGCGGCCTGGTGGTCGGCGCCGGCCTCAGTGCAGGCGTTGCCACTTTCAGCGGTACGTTGTCGGCTAACGGCGGATCTTCCCATCCCAGCAACACCAATCACACTTTCTTCAACAACAGCGTCTATTTCGCCTCGGCGACACCCTCCAGCGTCATGCTGCAAGGTCCGCCTTATCCGACCATGGCGTTCCACTGCGCCGGCTACTTCGCCTGCAACTTCGGCATGGCGACTGACGGCCAGTTCTATATGGGCGGCTGGTCGCACGGTGAGGGCATCGCCTATCGGTTTTTTACCACCCGCGACGGCGAGCCGCTGATTCAGACCCGCCTGGTTTATGTCGGCGATTATGTCCACAGCAGCGACGAGGGACTGACTGAACCGTTTGGCCCGACCGCCTGCCAAACCGGCGGCAGCGGCGCTATTCCGAGCGGTTTCGGCGGCTCTTTTTTAACGCAGCGTTACCGTGTGCTGCAGGTTAAGACCGCTGGCGGCTACTACGCATCGGAAGCGGCATGACCATGGAAATCATCGACCACGGCGTGTGGGTCAAATACCAGCCGGTGCAGCCGCAGAAGGATGCGCCGCGCGGCGCCGTCTATGCCAGGCGCCAGGCCGACCTGGTTGATTGGTACGACTACGTCCGGCCCAACTTCCTACTGATGCAGCCGCCGAAACCGTCGACCTATCACCCGACCACCGGCGCGTTGCTGGTCGATGACAGGCCGAAGCCGGTGCCGAACTTCAAGCCTGGCAGCGTGGTCTGCAACATTTACCACCACCCACATTTCAATCGGAGTATCGTCGGCGCCGCCACCTACGATCCGACCGCGATCCACTCGATCAATCAGCGGGTGATCGAGATTACCGGCTACACCGGCGACGATCCGCAGAAGGATTTCGGCGGCAAGACCTACGATCCGAAGACCAACACGCTGTCGGATCCGCCGCCGCTGCCGGTGTATATATCGCCGGACGAGCGGCTCGATGCTTTGGAGAAGCGCGTCAAGGCGCTGGAAGCCAGGAAAAAGTGATTGAGTACACCGGCAAGGTGGCGGGCGAGGTTGCTAAGGGATTGGCGGCCGCGGGACCGCTGGCGTTGCCGCTCGTCATCATCAACATCGTCTGCCTTGGCGTGGTGTTTTTTACGCTCTACCATATTTCATCTGCGTCGGAGCGGCGCGACAGCTTAATCGCCGAATTAGCTAAGTCCTGCCAGCCCATTAGCGAAAAAGCAAAATGAGCTGCAACGATACGGAGCATGTGCTGTTATGAAGAAGGCCAAGCGAAAGCGCCCGGTTGTTGCGCGCAAGCGCAAGGTGACTGCGCGGAGGAAGCCGGCCACACCCCGAAAGCGGAGGAAATCTAAGATGTCCAAGAAGTCGAGTGATGACGACGACGAACCCCGCACTGCAACCAAGCACCAAGAACAGCAACACCGGCGGACTGCGGGTGACCAGCCGGAGCACCCTGACACGCCGGGTCAGACGTCCGATCCGGTCGAACTGGCCAAGAAGCAGCATAGCGGCATCGACCCGATGGGCCAGCCGCCCGACAACCCGCAGGCGCCCAATCCGCCAGTGGAGGAAGACCCGGAGCGAAGGAATAAGTGACCGACTGGCCTAAAAATCCTGACTTTGAGCCGCACCCGGTGGCGACGGAAACGCCGCCGCCGGTTGTCGTTGTTGTCGACCCGCAAGCGACCACCAGAACCCTTTCAACCATCGCCTCGCCGCCTGACGCTGGCATGACCAGCGGCGGCGGCGTCTATCCGATCGGCGCCACGGTGACGGTGCAAGCCACGCCAAACGTCGATAAGCACTTCGTGCAGTGGACCTACATCAACGGCCTGGTCGCGTCGATGTACCCGATTTATACGTTCAGCCTCACCTCCGACACCGACCTGGTCGCCAACTTTGCCGCCGGTGCGGCTGTCCCAGAACTGCAAGGCCCGCTCAATGTGTTCGTCGAGCGGATGGGTGCCGCCGATGCGCTCAACCGCGCCTATGATGTCAAATCAACCTATAATCAGATTGGCTTTGAACAGGGTGAGGGTGAAGCCCCACCGCCGGTGCCGGACGGCACGCCGATTAGTGCCGGTGGCCCCATTACCATTGACGAAACAAAGTATATGATCGAGCCGCAATTCGTCGGCCAGAAGGTGATTCCGCGCCGACGCTAGGGGGCTAGCATGATCGGTACGCTGATCTCGATCGTCCTGCTGCTGGTGGTGCTCGGCGTCATCCTGTGGGCGGTGCAAGCCCTGTTGCCCATGGTGCCAATGCCGCCGCAGTTTAGAACTGTGGTGTCAGTGCTGATCACCGTCATCGTGGTGTTGATCATCGTCTACATCATCGCCGGCCTGTTGGGTGTGGTGACACCAATGAGGCTCTAGATGATCCTCGTCCTGGCCATGCTCGCCGTCCTGTTATCCGGTTGTATCGTGACCACCGTGACCGAACGACCGCCGTTTTATTCCCGCTACGAGATCGATGCCATCAATGCCGAAACCGCCTGCCGACAACTGGCGCGAAACCTTATCCAGATGGAACGCTGCACAGTCAGGAGATAACATGAAGCCGCCGCAGGATGTGTTCACACCCGAGAATCCCATCGTCAAGCCGCTCACGCCGCGGATCGAGATCGCACTGACCGTGCCAGACGGCGTCGACTTGCAGATCACCGTCAACGGTGTCGGCGTGCTGATGCAGGACGACGACGAAGACGCGACCTAGCCCAAAAATTTTTTCGGATTTTCAACCTAGGGGAACCTCATGCCATCCAAGATCGGTAAGACTGTGAACATCAAGGCGCCGCCGGTGGCCAAGCCGCCGCCAGTGTCTAAGACCCAGGACAACTTCACGCATCACACCTCGCCAGTGAAGGGACCGCAGCCGACCCCGGTCGAGCCGAGCACGATCAGCTCCAAGCCGAAGGCGTCGATCAAGAAGATGCCGGACGTGCCGGCGGCGAAGTATAAGCACACCGATGACGGACTCTGAAAAGGACGTCCAACGGAAACTGCTGAAGCGTAAACGCGCAATCCTCATCGCCCGCGATGATTTGATAGCGTTTACAGAATTGATGATGCCTGATCCCAACTACGATGACGATGTCGGGCAGTCGCTGTACAAGCCACAACCGTTCCACCGCATGATCGGTCGCTCGCTTGAAGAGGTCGAGCGCGGCGACTACCGGAGATTGATGATCAATGTCGGACCCAGATTTGGCAAGACTACTCTGGCAAGTGCGATGTTCCCCGCCTGGTACGTTGGTCGCCATCCCGACAGGAGCATTATCGTCGCAACATATAATGAGCATTACTCCTGGGACTTGGGTCGTCGCGTCCGCGACATCATGGAGACACCAGAATACAAGCAGGTCTTCCCCGATGTCGAGATCAAGGTTGGAGCAAATGCTGTCAACCGAGTCCAAACCACCCGTGATGGCGTGGTCTTCTCTGTGGGACGCGGTTCCTCGATCACCGGCCGCGGTGGCCACTGCATCCTATTGGATGACCCTATTAAGGATCGAACTGAAGCTGACTCAGTCATCGTTCGAGAGAAGCTGTGGCAGTGGTACAATCAAGTCCTCCGAACTCGCCTCATGGATTCGACTGGCACTATCGTCATCGTCCAAACCCGGTGGACCGAAGACGATCTCGTTGGCCGGCTTATCGACCCGCTTAATCCGTACTACAACGTCGAAGAAGCCAAAGCCTGGCGCAAGATTGATCTGCCGGCGCTAGCCGAAGACAACGACGTGCTCGGCCGCAAACCCGGCGAAGCGTTATGGCCGGAGCGGTTCACCAAGCAATATCTGGAGGATATTCGTGCCACCGATCCGCGTGGATTTGCTGCGCTGTATCAGGGCCGTCCAGGGCCAAAGGATGGGGCCTTCTTCAAGGATAGCGACCTGGTCACCTACAATAAAATGGATGACGTCCCGGCGTTTCATACCCTTAGATTCTATGGGGCGTCGGACCACGCGGTGTCGGTAGCCAAGTCCGCCGACAAGACCTGTCTGATGATCGTCGGCGTCGACGAGAAGGATAACATCTGGATCATGCCGGACATGGTCTGGGACCGGCTGGATTCGCATCAGGCGGTCGAGAGCATGATCGTGCTGATGAAGAAATATAAGCCGATGTTCTGGTGGGCCGAGGGTGGCGCCATCACCAAGAGCCTCGGTCCCTTCCTGCGCCGGCGCATGGCCGAGAAGCAGGCGTTCTGTGCGATCGATCCGATCAATCCCGCGGCCGACAAGCAGCAGCGCGCGCAGGCGATCCAGGCCCGCACCAGCATGAAGATGGTACACTTCCCAGGATTCATCCGTTCATGGTCGGAGATGCAGGACCAAATCCTGAAGTTTCCGCACGGCAGTAACGACGACGTGGTCGACACTTTGAGCCTGGTTGGGCTAGGACTGTCGAAGATGCACGGGCGAACCCGCGGCAGGAAGGTCGAGCCGGAAGTCTTGACCGGCACCTACCGCGAGCTGTTTGCAAACACGCGCCGGCGTGAGGGTCGAGATCTTCGGGCGAGGGGCCTGCAAGGATGGTAGACGCCTTCCAAGACGACATGATGCGTGTGTTTGCCGGCTTCGACGAGAAATCCAGCGAGCCGGATATCAATCCGACCACCGGCAAGCCAAACTCGATCCCGCGCGCCAACCCGGATCCGCCGGACCGCCGCCGCAACCTGGTCCGCGACTGGACATCCAAGGTCAAGAAGGCCAAGCGGTACTGGAAACCTTCATTCGACCGGATGCGGGAAGATCAAGAGTTCTGCTTCGGCAAGCAGTGGTCCAAGGAAGCCAAGGACAAGCGTTACGTCGCCAACCTCACCCTCAGGTTGGTGGCGCAAAAGACGGCGTTTCTGTACGCCAAAAATCCAAAAGCCGTCGCGAGAAAACGGCCGCGGCTCAATGCCACCAGCTGGGACGAGAGCCAGACCACCCTGAACCAGCTGATGCAGTCTGCCGCCATGATGATGCAGCAGGCGCAGGCGACTGGCGCCATGGGGCCGATGGCCGGCGGCATGCCGCCAGGAATGATGGGTCAGGCCGGCAACGCGATCCAGGGCATGATGCCGATGGCAACCGGGCAGCCGCCCGACATCGGCATGCTGATGGCCGGCGGCGGTCCGCCGCCCAGCCCGGCGATGGCGCCGTCGCCCGACATCAATCAGATCTCCGGCCAGGTGGGCGCCGCGCTGGGCGGCGCCACCATGCCCGGCATGGGCGCCGGTCCGATCCCTGGCGAAATGCAGCAGCCGCAGGGGCTGGGCGACCAGCTCGGCCAGGCTGCGGCCGGTGCCGCCGCCGGCGGCATGGTGCCGCCGGGCTCGCCGATGGTCGCCCAGGCGGTCGGTTCCGGCATCGACATCATGATGGATGCGGCTCGGGTCAAAGCCGAGAACATTATGATGGACAAGCTCGCTCGGACACTCGAGCTGCTCTACGCCTACGAGGTCGACAACCAGCCGCATCCGTTCAAATCAATGCTGAAGATGTCGGTGCGGCGCGCCGTCACCAACGGCGTGGCCTATGTGAAGCTCGGGTTCGAGCGGGTGATGCAGCTGCGGCCCGACCTGGAGAAGGGCATCGCCGACGCCAACGAGCGACTGGCCACCCTCGAGCGCCTGGCGGCCGACGCCACCGACGCCATCACCGACGACAGCGACATGGAAGCCGAGCAGCTGCGGCTGTTGCTGAAGGATCTAACCAATGCGCGCGGCGCGGTGGTGCGGGAAGGGCTTACCTTTGATTTCCCGTTGTCGACCCGGATCATCCCGGACATCAAGTGCATCGATCTGCGCAACTGGGTCGCCGCCGGCTGGGTCGCCGAGGAGTATCTGCTATCCGTCAGCGAGATCGAAGAGATCTATGGCGTAGATGTTAGGGGTCACTGCACCGAATACGGCAGCGACACCGACACCGATCCATCCAAGGCGATGGAAGACTGGATGAGCGCCAAGGACAAAGACAAGAACCGCGGCGAGCCGAACGCGCTTGTCTGGGAGATCTACAATAGGAACGATGGTTTGGTTTATGTGGTGTGCGATGGCTACCGCGAGTTCCTGAAAGAGCCGGCCTCGCCGGAGATCTACAACGAGCGGTTCTATCCCTGGTACGCCTTGATCTTCAATGGCATCGAGGATGAGAACGAGCTGTTCCCGCCGAGCGACGTCAGGTTAATGCGCGACATGCAGCTCGAGTACAACCGCTGCCGCGAGGGCCTGAAAGAGCAGCGGATCGCCGGCCGGCCGTTCACCGCGGTAGTGGCGGGCTCCATGGACGAGGAGGACATGGAGAAGCTGACCAACCGCGAAGCCAATGCGGTGATCGAGTTCAACGCGCTGCAGCCGCAGCAGGATGTGAAGCAACTGTTGCAGCCCTACGCCGGTCCCGGCATCGATCCGAACTTGTACGAGGTCAATCCCGTCTACGAAGACATTCTGCGGACGACAGGTATTCAGGAAGCCAACCTGGGTGGTACTTCCAACACCACGGCGACCCAGGCACAGATTGCCGAAGGCAGCCGCATGACATCGATGGGGTCCAACATCGACGACCTCAACGACCTGCTGACGCAGCTGGCGCGCAACGGTGGCCAGATACTGATGCGCGAGATGAGCCAGGACCGGGTGAAGAAGATCGTCGGCCAGGGCGCGGTGTGGCCGGCCGAGCCAGTCGCCCAGGACATCGCCAACGAGATCCTGCTCGAGATCGAGGCGGGCTCCATGGGCCGCCCCAACCAGGCGCAGGAGATCGCCAACGCCCAGCGGCTGATGCCGCTGCTCATTCAACTTCCCGGCATCGACCCGGAGTTCCTGGCCAAGGACACGCTGCGCCGGCTCGACGATCGGCTCGATCTGACCGAGGCATTCAAGTCCTCGCTGCCGAGTATCGTTGCGATGAACGGTGCTATGTCTGGCAGCGCCGGCCCAACCGCGGCCGGTGCAGGCGCTGCACCGGGCGCGGCTATGGGGCCGCAGGGTGCCGTCAACGCGCCAGATGGCGGCGCCAAGGCGGCGCCGCCACCGTCGGCGCCTGATGCGCAGCAGACACTGTCAGGCGCGCCGCCGCCTCGGCCGCATCCGATGCCGCAGCAGGTGACGATGCCGACCATGCCGGGTTGATGACAAACAACCTGAATTGACGTAATGATCGCTTGAAGGTGCCGATCGGCACCGGGGGAATTAAGTATGGCAGATGACGACAAGCAACTACCCGCCGAGGTAGTGCCGTCGATCGAGCAGGTACCTTCGCCAGGTACGGACGCCGGCGATACCGGCGGTAGTCTTCTAGACGCCATCCAGAGCGCAGTGCCTGAGCTGCGACAGGATGACGACTACTCAGACACCGACGGCTCAAAGGGGGATCCGCCATCCCAAGTCGCAAGGAAGTCCGAACGCGAACCCGAATTGTCG